AGCTCTCCCCTCTCAAAGTGGACAACAACAGGTTTTCCGGTCTGTGAGCGTATAAATCTATACCAGGCTTGCGTCTGGCTAGTCTCGCTCCTGATCAGAGCCGAAGGTCTGGTCCTATCCTAAGGACTCGGGCTCGGTGCTTTTATCACACACCGAAATCCCGACGGAACTAACGTGGGAGCTTTGGCACTGACCCAGCAGCCGTGATAGCTGCGGGATACTCTGCTTTTGCTCCTGCGTTAGCTCTCCGTGGACCTGACAACCTGTTCCACCTCTTGTAAGAGAGAGCTCCTTTTCTCCGCCTAAAGCGGAGCTGTTCGGCCCACCGAAAGGTGGTTTACTAACCCCTAGACAGCAGAGGCCGGTATGTTAATACCATACTCCAAGAGCCACAACACCTATCATCGATATAACGTCGAGCGTGTTGATACCCGATGTGATGGGTACACGCGTATCGCTGACATGTCGAACTGGTGCATGACTATCCCTTTTCCCGAGACTTTATCCTCCTTCAAAAATACCGAATGGAGAAAACAGGTCCGGGAGGGTGTTTGTGCTACCACTGAAATGAACGGTGTCCGAGAGGCTTTATCGCGCTCGGCTGGTAAGTGTGAGGTCCAAGCTTTAAACTGTACCTCCTCTGATCAGTGGAAACTCTTTAAGACGACCGGGGACTTTGTATCACCCCAACGTGCGTCGGATGTGGACTGGCCTCCCCTTTATGCTGTCACCGATGGTACGGTAACTGAAGCCGAAGATGTGGCCAAAACCAAGTTTCTTAGGAAGCTCCTGGCGAAGCAAACTGCTTTTGAAGGCAGTGTCTTCTCGGGAGAATTCCACGAGAGCTTGCGAATGCTCAAGCAACCTGGTCGGGGCCTTCTTGAGGCTTGCGGCAGCTGGATTAAGCGGGCTGAGAAGTCCGCTAGCAGACTGCAGCGACACCCTTGGAAGACTCGGGCGAAAGCCCTTGCTGATCAGTACCTCGAAATAAGTTTTGGGATGGTCCCACTGCTGAACGATCTTGAAAAGGCTGTTGATGCCTTTGTCAAGTTAGGTTCACCTGTTCGAGAACGCGTTAAAGCTTCTCATCAGGTGGAACAACCTAGTGTTATCTGGAGCGGAAATCAAACCTCCGTTTTTGGTAATGCAACGTTGACCTATTCTATTGAGCAGACCGGGAAAGCCATTACCACCTTTATCGGGGCGATAAAAGCTGGCTCTATTGTGACGGAGAATACCTTTCGGTACTGGGGTCTCACTCCCGATCGTTGGGCGCCGACTCTATACGAGTTGATGCCTTGGAGCTGGATGCTTGACTATTTTGGTAACCTTGACGAGGTTATCGAAGCCGCCTCTGCTAGAACTTCCGAGCTCGCGTGGGTACAGAAAACGTCCCACAAGATTAATTCTCGAACTCTCAAGAACGAGAACCTCTCGGCAAGCTCCGGTTATGCGGTTCGCTCTTGGCTACCGTCACAATGGACGTCGGAGTTTAGGAAAGTGCACCGTGAGCAGTTTTTCGGCTCGTGGTACGTCTCTCCCCGATTTAACAAAGTTCCCTATAAGCCTCTCCAGTTGGCCAATATGGCAGCGGTTGTGGTGAAAGAGGGCCTCTCCTTCGACAGGAAGTACCTTAGAAGGGAAGGGTGGGAGACTCCGACGACTTAATTAACCTCCTTATCGTAGGACCAGCCCAAAAGGCTGGATAACAAAAAGATGATTAGTCTAAGCACTCCAGTTACTGGGGGAACCCAGACTGGCCTCACGTCACCGACATATACTGTTGGTGCTGATACTCCTCCGAATGCTAGCAGCAAGCAGTGGGCTGTTACCGCCCTTGGCGGTACGCAGACCGGTGTTACTGTACATTCGGCGAGTTCTCCGTTCACGGTAACGTTCTTCAGACCGCCTTCGTATAAGGCACTGGGGAGTCCGAACCCTTCGACCGGAGTCGTCGCTAGTGTTCCGCGGAATGTGTACAAGATAGTTGTACGGAAGGGGGCTATCCCGGCGTCGTTCCAACCGCCGGCGGTGGCAATCTGCCGTGCCAACATCGAAGTGCCTGCTGGCACCGACGTTTACTCGTCTGCCGAACTCCGCGCAATGATCTCACTGCTTGTTGGATCCCTAAACCAGCTGTCTGCTGGTCTGGGTGACACGATTGTTAACGGAATGCTCTAAACCTAGCTGCAGAGCTAGGGGTCGTGCAACCGTAGCAGTCTTTGGAGTCTTAGCCCTTGTTGTGACATGGCCAGACGTTCTTAGGCTCTTAATCGAGCTTGTCCAGCTGTTAATCACTTGGGTTTTGACTCTGAAGGTGTGAGATCCCTATAAATGCGACAATTGAGGACGAATATCATGCAGCTAAAAGCTGATGCTCTTTCCTTAGCTCTTCGAGAGGACTTAGGTCACCTCCTAGTCAGTGATGGCTTGGATTTGTGGCCACCGGACGCCCGCCCAAAGCAAGTGGCGGCTCATCAGTTAGCCAGTGCTCTACTCAAGAAGTTTGTAGATCACACTGACGCTGAGGCCGACGCTGTAGCTCAAGGTAAGTTCCTAGAGTCTAACCAGCTCTGTAAGGAATGGGCTTATAAGCCGGAAACCGTTAGGGACGAGGTCCTGCTGGGTAGCTTCAAAGCTGTCCTTACAGGATTCTTTTCCTCCGACGATGGTTCAGGAGATATTATCGGATCTTTTGCGAACATTTTATCGAACGCAAGGTCCGGGCCTGGGTCGTCTATCGGTGCTACAGGGGAGTCGTTTTATACTAAGTATTTCTCCTCTCGCTTAACGGGAATATCCTCTGCCATGTACCAAGTGTACATGAACTATCACGAACAAGATCCCCTATGGGCCGCCGCTGAACAAGCGCGCGCAACCCGTTATGGTGATTACGTGGTGGTTGAAGAGGGCCGGTTGGCTTTTGTCCCAAAGCGAACGGACTGTTCTCGAACGATCGTTATTGAGTCGAGCCTTGCTACATTTTATCAGCTCGGCATTGAGACGATCTTTAGGAACCGACTCAAGTCGTTTTTTGGAATTGACTTGAGTACTCAATCGGTTCTCAATCGAGAGCTTGCTCGTGAAGGGTCTCTTAAGGATCACAATATAACAATTGATCTTACGGAGGCCTCCAACTCGGTGTCCGAACGGATGCTGCGGTGGGCCTTGCCACGTAATATTTTGCAGTGGCTTGATTTCTGCCGTACGCGTTACGTGAAGTTACCGAGTGGCGAGCGAGTAGAGTTGGCGATGTATTCCTCCATGGGGAATGGTTATACCTTCCCTTTGGAGACAATCGTCTTCTCAGCAGTGGTCGCGGCCGCGGCGAGTTTTCGGGAAATTCATCTCCCTAAGCCGTGGATAACAGATAGCTCGAACGCCTGGGGTGTCTTCGGCGACGACATCATTTGCCCGAAAAGGCTTACGATGGATGTTCTCCGGTTATTGGACCTCCTTGGGTTTAGGGTGAATCGCGACAAATCCTTTGTTGAAGGACCGTTCCGGGAATCCTGTGGAGCCGATTATTATGAAGGCTCGAATGTGCGTGGGGTTTATTGTAAGAGCCTCAGCACACCGCAGGACCTTTACACCCTGATCAACAACCTCAACGAGTGGACTGCTCGGACTGGAATTGTTTTGTCCAACACAGTTCGCTTGCTCTTGTCGGGTGTGCGGGTTTATCCCGTGCCCCCGTGGGAGAATGAAGACGCAGGGGTCCGTATGCCGTTGCACTTGGCAACATCTAAGAGGTCGAAGCGCTACCAGGGTAGTTGGTTATATACCCGTTGGGTGCCGAAACCTCCAAAGATTAGCTTTGGTGACGGAACGGTCATTCTGCCGAATCTGTTGAGGAAGAAGTATGGAAGTGTTGGCTATAATAGCGACGCTCTCCTCCTTTGCTTCTTAAAGGGTGTGATCCGTGGTTGCTCTAATAAAAGCGCTAGTGACCACGGGCGGCTCGGCGAGATCTCGGTTAGGCATAACCGTAACTTCTATGAGCCAAAGCCTGCTGTAGCACCGAACTGGGATTACCCAACTCCTAAAGTCGAACGTGTCCAGTTAATTTGGAAACAGGCCCTTGAGGCCTCTGGACGTGTTCTAACTAGGGAGGAGGACTACCAGGACGATAATACAGCGCCGGGCCGGCACGAAGCCGGTGATTATCTCATGCACTGGGACAGTGCATGCCTGCTTAATATGTTCCTCTAACTGCCCTTTCCTTGTATGGCCTTAAGGGCCAAAAGGCTTTAAGAGGAACTGCAGGGGACCGCCCCGACACCGTCAGGTGTTGGGGCTGAGGGGAGGGATCCTCTCATCCGTGGCGTG